ATCGAGCAAGTGACCAATCGTGATTGAGAGCGCTTCCTGCTTGGCTGACAGCCGCTTTGCTCTGGCGGTGTAGGTTGCTGCTAACTCTTTGACTGACCCTTCGTAGATTGAGCATTCCGTGCGCTCTTGAATAAGCTTGCCCAGAATGTCCATTGCATCGGTCTCACCGTCCAGCGTGTCCAAGAATGTGTCCTGATCTTCGCCGGTCAATAGCCTGATTTGATCGGCCATGCTGCGGATCTGTTCAAATTTAATATACATATTGTTCCCCTTGTTTTGTGACGGTCCAAATGATCTCGCCGTTGCCATACTGGTTTTTATGGCGCCGCCCGGTATCTTCAATCAGTTCCATTTCTTGCAGTTCCGTTAAGCGCGGTCTTATGCTAGTGATAGGTAGCCGCAAAGAGGCGCTTATCTGCTCCCCTGACCCTCCTCCCAGGGTCGAAAGCGCTCGCAGGGTGTCCAACCGCCTGCCTGTGACCTTTGCGGCCGCCTGATGCGCCGCCGCGGTCTCTGTGTCCCCAGCCCCGCGGTGGTGCATCTTTTTTATATTCACCTCATAGATCTTCATCTTCTTGCTCCTCGAATATTGCGCCCTCTCCGTTGCACGTTTCGCATTCAACCGGATCTTCGTAAGGCTCACCGACATCCCGGCTGAAGCTTTGTCGCCGGTAAGTGACCTCAACAACCTTGCCATCTCCATCGCACTCCGGGCATACCACTGACGCCTTCTCGCGTTGGTCTTGGAATATGTCTTTCACCCTGCCCATCACAAAATCCCCGCAAAGAAAAATAAAAGGTAGAAGGTGAGAAACAAGCTCAACACTCCGATGGTATCTTTAAGCCACTCTTTCCAATCGTTCATTGTATTGCTCCCAATGGTGCTAAGACTTGGCCGTCCGGCGCTACGATATCTATAAAACATTCGACAAACTCGTTGTTCGCATAGATCTTTTCCTTTGCAGCAAAAGCGTCAGCAAAGCTGTCAAACTCTCCGACAATCCGCACTGCATAGGCGTCAATCTTTTTTAGTATAAAGTTCATTGCACTCTCCTTTTGACTTAGTGATGCAGCCCGAAGGCTGCACTGCAAAATCAAATCAAGTAGGCTGGGCCGGTCCATGTAACTCCCTTGAAGTTGCCATCGATGATGTTGCCACGCGCCCGGTTCCGTGTTGGCGCTGCCCAACTAGCAGGGTAAAGGATGTCGCCTTTTTTAAACTTGGGATCATCATCAACATTAACGATGAAGCCCCAAACAGTAGCCATTGGAGTGCCGCCGTTGTCCTTCATGATCTTGATGTATTTCTTGCCCTCCTTGTAACCTAAGCCGCTGTTGAAGCTGTCGATCATTTTTTGCTTGATGCTATCGTCAGTCCACATACCCCAGCCTGCGTAATCAGCTTTGATAATGTCGATCAATTCTTGTATCTGCTTTTCCATTTTAGTTTCCTCCTAACAAATCCGCATTACTTGACCGGCTTTCGCCGCATCGCTCCAGGCTTGCTGCCCAGCCTCGTCACCAGACTGAACCAAGGCCAACAAGCTTTTCTCGAAGATGATATCCTCGATGTCAGTCTGCCGCTCACCGGGCTGGCTGTTGCTGCCATTGTCGAACAAGTCGAACATCGCGGCGTCTTTCTGAATCTTAGCCATTTCTGATTCCTCTCTTGATTAACTTACTTTTAATATATAAGGTGATATCACAATAAGGGTCAAGGGGTAAATCAAACTTTTTTTGAAGTATTTGATAACCTGCTGAAAGAAAAGGAAAGAAAGTTGAAATATCAAACAAAGATGGAAGAGAAGAAAGCTCTGGTGGTCCGATTGCCTGCCGGTGTCAAAGCCCGATTAGATAGCGCTTCGCAGTCTCAGGGGATATCGCAAAGCCGGTTGGCAAGTGAACTAATATCGGAAGGATTGAATCAATCTGTGAGCCTGGAAACGATCCTCGATGATGTTGGGGTCGTGGTTGAATCCGACGATAGCTCAGATGTTACCGATTGGCTGAAGAGGATATGACCACGACATATATTTGGCTCCCTGGTCAACCGATAGGCAAGGGTCGGCCCAGGTTCACCAGGACCGGCAGGGTCTACACTCCAGAGAAAACGCGCCGCTATGAGCATCGGCTGGCCGGTACTGCATCGAATTATATGCTATTGCATCAACTGGACTGCACCGAAAAGCCCTGCAAAGTTCTAATCAAGGCGCAATTTGAAATCCCCAAAAGCTGGACCAAAGCAAAGAAAGCAGCAGCAGAAGCAAACGAGATATACCCGAAAAAGCCTGACGCCGATAATATCGCAAAAATTGTGCTTGACTCTTTTAGCTCTATCATTTGGGACGATGACGCACAGGTTTACGATTTGCGTGTGATAAAGAGCTATGGCGATCCGTGCTTGGTCACTGAGATAAGCTGGTAACAGAAACGCCCCTGCAATTTCTTGCAAGGGCGATAGGACTGAAGTACACTAGAAGAACCAAAAACAAGTGCAGGGTCAGAATAGGACGATCCTGCCCAAATGAAAAGGGTAAAAGCGATGTCATTCAAAGCGACAAATTGGGCGCTGACCATCAAAGGGCTGAAGCCAGCCACCAAAATCGTGCTGATCTATCTATCTGATCGGTTCAATCCTGATTATGGATGCTTCCCCAGCATTGCCAAGCTTGCTGAAGATTGTGAGATGTCGGAGAAGTCGGTGCATACTCACCTGGACAAACTGGAAGCCGCCGGTCTCATTACAAAGACAGCCAGAACGAAGGGAAACGGCATCAAAACGAGCAACAGTTACAAGCTCCATATGTCAACAAATCCCGATGTGAAAAATTTACAGAACGGATATGTAAAATTTACAGGTTCCGATGTGAAAAATTTACATACTAACCTAGTAAGTAATAACCATGTAAAAGATAACCTTAATAATATGTCCATTTTTGAGGATCTCTGGAAGATCTATCCAAAGAAGGTTGGCAAGGGCACTGCAAGGAAAGCTCTGGCGACAGCAATGAAGAAAGCTCCCATCGATCAGATCCAGCACTCGCTCTCGCTCTTTGTCCGATCATGGGGCAATCAAGATAAAAAATTCATGCCGCATCTGGCAACATGGCTAAACGGTGAGCGCTGGGATGATGAGATCCAGCAACCCTCATTGCAAGATATGACAAGCGACCAGCAAATGCAGGCTATTCTAGGCTCACTGGAAACAGACAGAAAGTTACTCCAATGAATTACGAGCAGAGAACAAAAGCTATCGGCGCATGGCTGCAAAAGGAATTGCAGTCGTATGACGTACCGGCAAACCACACGCCCGAAAGAGCAGCAACCGAAATGTCTGCAATGGTCGAAGACATCAATTCAGAGATCGTCAGCTCCATAAACGAGGAAGGGCTGACCAACATCCTAAGAAACATGGGCAAGGACATCCGCAAGAACAATCGCACCCGCTCATGGCCCACCATCTACAACATGGTCAAAGCTGCGCAGAAATGCTCAGACGCTTACAAGCCACCAATTCTAGGACCGGCAAAGTCAATCGCATGGGACAGTGACGCAATCGAAGCCAGACGAATGAACCGGGGAGATCCAGTCGCAGAGACCTATATCACCGGATCAGGTGCAGACAGACTGCTAGAAAAAAACCTCGTCACGATGAACGTGATACAAATGTATCGGCAAAGCCTGGAAGAAAACCGCATAGAGACATACGCACGAAGAGAGCAACCCACCGATCCAATAGAGGACTATCCGTTTTGAGACCTCAACAACTCAAAGCAAAAGATCTAAGAGCCTGGGCAATCGTACCCATTAGGGCAATCAAAGATCCACGCATGACACCGGCAACGCTCAGAGTGCTGGTCGCCTATTGTTCATACGCAGACGCAATGGGAAGGACATTCGTATCACAGCCACGCATCGGACAAGACATAGGCATGGGAAAGACAGGAGTTTCATACCACGCAGTCAAACTCCGCAAGCTCGGCTACATCACCTATTGCAAACCATTCTTCAGAGGACAGCGCAGCACATCAAACCGTATCGTCTACGATCCATCCCTCAAGCTAGAGGAAAGCATACGCGCAAGACTGACAACCAAACAACAGATCCAGCTAGGTGAAGCTGAGGAACGCATGAAGCAGGAGCACACTCAAGCTAAGTCTGGACCTAACATGGCGGATGATCTGGACCTATCTAAGTTAAGGGCTGATTTTCAGTGTCTCACAGCAGCCTTTTTCAGTAGGGCAAAAGGTGCAGGTTGGTGGATTTCGCCTGACATCGAGGACAGAGCGGCCATAATGCTGGCAAACCAAGCCGTGGAGCTACTGAGAGAGCCGCACAGTGACGAAACAGAGGCGGCATAGGCATGAGTAGCCAAACGATCCTATCGTCAATGGTTCGGGCGCACAGCGAGCCTGAGCACATTAAGACGCATAATCTGCATTATGTTAAATTATCGACACAAGATGTTGTGGTTGGCTGGCGTCGAGGCACAAGAGCGCCACAATTCTGCCACATTTGGAATGGCACCCCTTGCCCCCCGCCCCCTCGCGCCTACTGTACAGTCCCCCACGAAACTATTTTCCAAAAAACCATGAAAGGGTTTATCGATGCCTAACAAGAAACCAGGATTATATGCGAACATCCACGCTAAGAAGAAGCGTATTGCTGCTGGTAGCGGCGAGAAGATGCGCAAGGCAGGCAGTAAGGGTGCGCCCACTGACGCTGCTTTTCGCAAGGCTGCCAAGACTCGGATGAAGAAGTCTTATGGATGATGGTGTAACTGTGTGGGTTGTTTATCCAGATGGCCTGCGCATTTACCATGATGGTAAGCAGGTTGGTTTGATACCTACTGATAAGTTTCCCAATG